AAAAGAAGCGCCTGCCAGCAGAGTGGTAGAAACTTGATTTACGGTTATGCCCACGTATCCGCCCATACCGTCATAACTAGTAACAAGTGCGTTTGTAAAACCAGCCGAACTGCTGTTAATGGTTTGATTGACTCCAACGGTCGTATTGCTCGTTATAACGTAATCACCACCACCCAAATCGGCGGTAAAGGGAAAATACAACGCAGCACCCGTATTTGAAGAAGTACCAATAGCAACGTTAGACATGGTGATTTGTCCCGACGTGGAAGAAACACTATCTACGTATGTGGGGCTTGATATGTTGCTGGTACTTGTAACGTCGTTGACTACCATACCCGCTTGAACGCCCCGAGTTGCCGAAACATTATTTATAATCGTGTCGCCACTTACAACTACACCCGAAAAACCAGCGTTTGCGTTTGGAAGGTTAAAGTTTGCCGTGCTGATTGTAATTAGTGCGGCTCGGGTTGTATTTGTGCTTAAGTCGGTGGTTATGACGTTTCCATTTATAGAAATAATTTTTCCTGCGTTCCAACCCATTGGTGCGGGGGTAAGGGTTGTGGTTGGAAGCATTGAAAGAGTTACGGTTTGACCAGTCGCAAAACCAGCAGTACTTGACAATTGGATTTCAGTGTAGAAATATCCAATAATTATTGAAGAGACTGTTGGGGCGTAACCACTAGACGCCGTATTGTCTGGCAAAATGCTTGCGAGGTTAGCAATTGCTTGAGGGTCGCCAGACGAAGAAATGTAAATTGGTGAAGCCAAACCGTTTCCCACGTTGTAAGGCGTTGGGGACTGCCCTAATAGATAAGTATTGTTTGTGTAGATACTGCTAGAAGTCGGTGTTAGAAATTGACCGAGGTATTTGTTGGCGGGCGGATTATAAAAAGAAATGTTTGGGGACATAGCCGTCGAAACATTCTGGTACCCCTGAGGAAGCATCAGTGATGAAATGGGAAAGTCAATTGGGTCAACAGTCTGCTTGTATGGGATGGTGGGAATTAACCCCGAAGCAGCGTACTCAATCCATTCGCTGTAAAAAGAGTCTGTGGACGTCGCCGAAGGGGTGTAGGGGACTTTGCCAGCCTGCAAGCCCTCCAAAATGGCAACAATTTGATTTTCACGAAATTTGCTGATGTCATTGACGTAAACAAAATAATCTCCACCGGAGTTGGCATATGGTTGATTGGCGTAAACCGTATTGCTTGGCGGTGCGTAAGTGGTTACTGGTGTGAGGTCCCCAGATACTGTAAATGAGCCATTTCCACCAGAGTTGGGAGACACGCTTTGAACCCGAAAGTTGGTGATGTTCCAATTTTCGTGACCCGAATCAAAACCCGTAACGCTAATTGGGGAGCCAATAACGGGGGTTTGACCACTGCTATTAAAAAAACTGTAAACAACCGTAGAACCATTACTTGTTACCGAAGTAATTTCAAAGTAAATAGGTGTACCGTCATTTGGTCCGTATGGGTAAAGAGCATTAGAACTTCGGATACCCACGGACGGCTGGGTCAAATACGTCCACGCAGTGAAAAGTTGATACGGGTCGGCGGCATTAGCGTAGTAAGTGTTACCTGCCAAATCTGGTATGGTTGCCACTGAAAAGGTAGTAACGTCATTTACCGCATCTGCGTGGTCTACCGAATTAACGGCTGTCCAGTTTCCTGAAATCGCCGTGGCTGAGGTGGGAATGGAAGAAAGGACTTTCATGGCTAATCCTTACTTTACTATGGGATTGGTGTTTAGCGTCCTAAAGTTCGTGCGGCGTAACGCAACTGACGGAATTGATTTTCAACGTGTTGTTTAATGTCATTCACCGTGGCGTTGTCGGTGTTGCCGTTGATGACAATGTTCACGGCGTTCGGGTGGACGTTTATTCCGTTGACGCCTCGGTTCATCGGGCCGTTCCGCATCTGATTAATGCTGACCACCGCTTCGCCCGCCTGAAGGATTGCGGGCACTTCGGTGCCACGAGGCCCCGGAACAATACCCCCACTATGGAAGTGCATAAGACCACCAAAAAAGTTCTTTACACCACTTACAAATCCACTAGCACCCGAAAAAAGTCTTCCGGCGAGATTGCCGATACCACCAAAAACACTTCCCAAAAGGTTTCCGACGCCACCAGCCAAATTTTTCATACCACCAATAAGTGAGCCAGCCATGTTCTTTCCGAGAGATAACATTGCGCTTGTCAGTTTTCCACTAGACCCCAAAAGAACGCCCCCAATTCCCCCCACCGCACTAAGGGCACTCTTGCCAATTGTTTCAAACGCCTTGACGTGCCCCAAGGCGAAGTCTTTGATAAGACCAACACCTTTGTTTACAAAATCATGGAAAGGCTTGAAGTGCTGATATGCCTGTTGCGCAGCCAACCCAACGTTCGCCACAACTTCTGACAAACCCAGTGTTTCGGGCGCCAAGGCGGCGGCCCCTGCCTCAACCCCCGCAATTTCACCACCGCCTACGGCTGCGGTTTCGGCAACGGTTCCAATAGCCCCAGCACCAAGTTTTGGCAAGAAACGTGCCGTAAGAGAGCCAGCCTGTTTACCCAAAGATTTTTCAACACCATTTTCTAGTGCTTTTGCAACATCGGCTTCCGCAAGTTTTTTGGCTTCTTTTCCACCAACTTTTTCGCCCAATTTTTTTAATGAGTTGCCTACAGAATTGGAACCGCCGCCTCCACCGCCAAACAATCCGCCGCCTAGTCTTTCAATGGTGTTGGTGAGGTTAATAAGTGCGTTCGTGTTTTGATTTTGAGCATCAATTGGGTCTTTACTAGTGGCTCCGCCCGTAAGGGTTCCTACACCGCCAAAAAGGTTTTTAATAAACCCCTTGAGCCCCCCTCCATTTGCGGAAGTTAATTTGGTTTGTCCAAGCAGTTTTTCAGCATCGGTTTCCAACTTGGTTTTGTTCTTCATCAAATCTTTTGCTAATTGGTCTTTCCCCCTTAGCGTTGCACGTTGCGACAAAGCACCACGACGAGCCTTCTCACGAGCGATAACTTCCTCCGCCGCAACCCCTGTGCGCTCACCGACAGCCCCCGCCCCCTTTAAGGTGCGGAATACCCCAAAGCCCGTACCCACGCTTTTCATGGTTGATACAAGACCGCCAAGTTTTCCACCAAGAAGCCCAATGGCGTCTGCGGTTCCAAAAATTGGGTCAAGGAACAGTTTTTTGGTGAACCAAACGGCAAGAAGTGGCCCAATAACGGGGGCGAGCATGGCTATGGCTGGTGCGAGTGCGGAAAACGCATTAGCCAAAGCCTTAATGGTTGGGACGCCAATCGCAGTCAACATCTTGGTGAAAAGGTCAAGCAACTGCACCATCGTAGGCAACGCAGCAATAAATGCAGGCGTAAAAGCAATAATAAGTTGAGCCATTGCTTGGGCTACCGCAGGCAAAATTGGAGCAAGATTGGTGAAAGATTGAACCAAACTGTTCATCATGGTAGTTAGTGTTCCATTGTCGCTCATTTGTTTCAGCGCACCTGCGATGTCAGAAATTGCCACCGCAAAAGCCTGAGCAACCTTGTTGCCTATTTGATTCATTATCTTGGTTATAAGAGGCATTGCTTGGTTCAGCGCCTTTACAAAAGGTTGCAGAACCGTCTCCAACAATTTGAAAATAGGTACCAAAATTGTCATCACCATTGGCAAAACACCCTTTAAGAAAAAATCAATTAGAGGTTGTAGGTCAATCAACAAAGCACCGAGGTACTTTCCAATTGCTATAGCCGATTGTTTAATTGCCCCCTGAACAGAGGGCATTAGTGCGCTGAAAATTTTAACAATGGGAGCGATAGCGTTAGCGAGAGCGTCAAGAATTGGCAAAAGATTCGTACCCAATTGAGTTTTCAATATGAGCAAATCGTTCTTAATTTTTTCCATTGGCGTGACGGAGTTTGACGCAACATTACGCAAATGTTTGTTTATGTCTCCTATGAGCAACCCTTGAGCAGCAATTAATCCGTTGGTTTTTTCTACAGACTTAATTCTGTTTTGTTCCTCCTGTGACAAAGTGAAGCCGTAACGGGTCATAGCACTCATGTGCTTGGCGGGGTCTTGCAACATACGGTTCAGCATTCGGGCAGAAGAAGCGACCGAGCCACCGCCCCCGCCCCCCATTGTCACCGAAAGGTTCGCAGCGGCAGTTACCGCCTGTTCAAGGTTGGCGTTTATTTTTACGCCAGAATTGTAAAGGTCGGACTTCCCCCCCTGCTTAAACAGTTTTACCATGTCTTGGTTTGTCAAAAGCAAAGTCTGCGCTTGAGTAAGTTGCTGTTGGCTAAGACCAGTGGCAATACTCATTCCACGGGCTTGGTCAGCGAGAGTCGTTCGTAAAACTTCACCCTGCTTGACGGAGTTCTGTAACTGTTGTCTCGATACGTTAAGACCAAACTGTTGAGCAATATTTTGGTTTACCAGAATGGTGTTTTGCGTGTTTTGCAATCCCTGCAACTTAGTTGCGTCGTTCAAAGATTGCTCTAAACCTATGGCTAAGCCCGTCCAGCCAATGGCTCCTTTTAGGATTGAGCCAGCGTGCTTAAAACTTTCAACTACTTTGTCTGCCGTAACCTGCGCAGCCCGCTCTACATCAGTAAGGGCTGTCTCGGCGCCTTTGCTGTCGCCCAAAATCTTTAGGCGCATACTCTCGTCCATGACAACTCCTTTCCTTAGTAGGGACTACTGCTTTGGGACTTATTTACCGCCTGCTCGTACTCAAAGGCTCGCAACTTCCAAACCGCTTGCCATTCGACAACTTCCATTGCTGAAATTGGTTTGTGGGCTGGGGAACCATCTAGTAACTCGCCAACAGTGCGCCCCAACTTTTCCGCTAGTTCGTAGAGGAAGCGTCGGTTACTGTCGGCGATGAGTCTTTTCCCGCCGCATCAACTGCCCCGTCGAGCATTCCGCTCAGGCGCATTGCAACATTGGCAATCGCCTCAATTGGTGCTGCTGATTTGGAAACGAGAGCGTCACGGTCACTGTCTTGAAACACTCGTTCGCCGGTTTCGGGGTCGTAAGTGCAAAGAAGCACGAGGTCGGGAAGGACCTGCTGAACGTTAAAATCCCCACTGCTTTCGAGAGCATTGGAAATCATAATTGAACGGTCTTTGGCGGTCATGGATTTCACCAAAACAGTCACGCCCCATTGCGGTACTTCGACAAGTTCGCTCTCGATGTCCTGAGAGGACAAAATCTTTGCTGAAAGGTCTGACATTTAATTCTCCTACTAGGGTTTACCTAGAGTGTACTCGCTACTAAATGGAAGTGCGAGAAACCGCACCAGTGACCATTAATTCGCCATCAAAGGTAACCACACCATTGACAGATGACTTGAGGTCGTACTTGGTGAGAATACCCTGACCAAAGTATTTGTTCGATGCCGTTCCGCCCGTAAATGCGCCGGGGTCGGTGGGACCATAGACAAACGAAATGAAGTTACCAGCAGTGTTTTGGTAGTTCAGAGCCGACTGAAGCAGTGCGTCCAACCCACCAGCCTGTCCGAAAATGGTGCTGGAGCCGTCGTAGTGACCTGAGAAGGTGACCGTGTAGCCCTTTAGACCCACAATGTAGGACTTGACACCAGAAGAGTTGAACGAGGTCGTCTCTGCAGCGTCAATCGCCTGCGGAAAGGAAATGTCGTTGATGTACGGTGAAAAGTTGTACATTGGGAGCAAATACCCCGTACCGGAAGTGGAACCAGTCACAATCGTGTTGCCAAAGGTAATTGAGGTGGACGACGTGGTGGCGAGGGTGGTCGAATACACGGGAGTCGTCAGTGAGGGAAGGGGCGACAAAGAACCGTTGCTGACCGGATTTACAAAATATCCGTAGTACGAGGTGGAACCTACGGTGGCAATCAGTGCGTCGCTCGCAGCAAACGAACCAGCCTGAATAAGGGTGCCAGCGGTACCCGACACCGAAGTTGAGGTCATTGATGAAAAGGCGTTCTGCGTGGCGCTGTTCTCAAAACCAAGTGCAAGAAACGCATTCTTACCGTGCTGGAAAATTGGCATTGTTACTCCTTAGTAACGGGCGAACCCGTAATAGATTTGTGCTGAAGGGCTAGTGCCCCCCAACGTTATTGCAAGACGTGTGTACTTGTAAATCGTACCCGACAAAACCTGAACGCTTACTCCTAGTGCGGTTAATGGAGTTCCAACGCTTACCCACGTTGAGTTGTCCTGCGAGTGTTGTAACTGAACGGAAATTGTTGGGGTTGTGCCACTTAGTGAAATAATACCGATTTGGAGTTGCCCGCCATTATTGGAAGAGTTCGCCCCCTGAAGTGACGATTTGGTGTAATACGTGCTCGCCCCTGTGAGAACGCTTGACGGAATGAATTGACCTATGCCGTTCCAAACGCCACCATCTGAGGTTATTTCAGCGTCAACCGATACAACGCCAGCAACTGGTGATTTGACATCGTACTTAGTCTGAACGCCCTGAGCAAGAGAGCATCGAAAATCGGCATTTGTGGTGCCATTAACCGACGTTGCTGTTCCGCCATCGGGGAATACAACAACCGCTTTGTCTCCTATAAAGCGGTCTGACAGGGCTTCTCGTAAAAAAACGTCAGTACCGGCGGGCGTGCCTTCGTAAAATCCACTCATGGTGATGGAGCCCTCTTTTAGTCCCACTATGTAGGACTTGGTTCCGCCAGTTTGAAATGCTGTGGTTTCCGTCGCCTCAATTGCTTTTGATACGCCCACGTCATTTATAAACTGTGACAGGTCAAAGACAACGCCGTTGGGGGTTGACGTGCTGATTGCGACCGGCGTAAGTGCTTGGGCGGAGGTAGTCCCCGCAACCGTTACCGTGTATCCCTGCGTGGGCGACCCACTGACCGAGGTGATTGTCGTTGAAGTCAAATACCCCGCAGCAGATACCGTTGTGCCAACTGTCAGGGGCGCACGAGCGTCAACGACGGTCAAGGTCGAAGAGCCGTTAGAAAACGTGGCATAAAAAGTGCCCGAAGTGTAGATAGGGTTTGCGTAAAGAACTCGTGTATTTTTACCGTGTTGAAAGATTGGCATTAGTTCCCCGCCTCTGTGGTTGCGTCCTCAGCGGATACATTTTCGGCAGGTGCTGGGGTATAGGAAGGGGTCGTAGCGTCCGTTACGGGGGCTTCTAGCGGTGCCTTTTCTGCGACCACGGGGGCATTTGAGGCAATAATGAACCCGTCTGACAAAAGCCACCCTATGCTTTCGCCCGGAACGTCGTCAACTACCGACCCCATTGGGACGACCTTGCCGTTGTATGAAAGGTCGGAAAGGTTTGTAACTTGATACGACTGAGGTGAAGCCTTCGCCATTGTGACCTTTCGGGACGTTCCTAGGAAAAATCGTACCATCAGAAATGGAAAATCCCCCACCAATAGCCATGGGTTGGTTACTGGTGGGGGAGAACCGAGCGACTGTGTTCTAGTCGTCTGCCTTCTTGCGACGCTTGACCTTGGTGACCTTCGACGGATAGAAGGCTCGCATGGTCGTGTGTCCGTAGATACCGCCGTGAGCGATGATGCTGATTGCCTCTCCGTCAATGACGTGAGCCGAGATGAACTTGAACTCGCCCCGTTGCCCAGCGACCTTGATGGTGTCGCCAGCAACCAAGCCGTTCCATTCCTCTACCGCCGTCCACGATGGTGTGTAGTGGGGCTGAATAGAAAGGGCCCCATTTCTTTTTGCCATTTTTTCTCCTAATCAGTTGAGTTTTAATGTTTATCTATTTTACACGATGGCTGTGACAAAAACAAGAACCTATTATTCTTCTATTTGTTCACCGCACTCACAAAGGCGATAGTTTCCCGTCATTGTCTCGACGAGCATAGCCCTCTCGTGGAGACAACCTTCTGGCACAACATCTGGCACAACGTCTGGTACCGCTTCCTCTTGTGCCACATCTTGCGCAACTGGTGATGTCAACATTGCCTCGACTGCGCTTAGGGCGTTGAGCGAGGCGACGTTGGAAGCCTTGGCTGCTCGGACAGTGGCTAGGAGCACTTCTATTTCGTTCATGGTGTGTCCATAATAACTTGGAAGTTAGTGGTGAAGCGAGGACGCTTTACCTCGTCATAAGGCATTGGGTTTGGAATTCCTTGAGGCTGAACACGCAGCAGATTTATTCCGTCAACGGTTTGACGAGTGGTGACGTTGCCGAGAATGTTGCGAAGGGCATACGCCCAGTTGTACGTCGTCGGGTAGTCCTCTGGTTCACCACGAACCAATAACTGTATTCGTGGGTTTTCCAATGCAGAAACCGCCGACCCCATCGTGAACGTAGGGGGTTGCCCTTCATACTGCTGAACAAGAACTACGGAGTTGGGCGCTTCGGCGGGCAGATTCCCAAGAAAAAGGTTAACGCCAAGGGTTAGTCGCTGTGCTGAAGTCAAAGTAGCACTTGATGAAACAAGGTACCGACCAATGGCATCTAAAAGAACTGCGGTCATCTAAACCTTCCTTTGAATTCTATTTCCATGCGCTTGGCAATCTTTTCACGAAGCAGTGGGGCGTTTTGGAGCATTGGCGTTTCGAGGTACTTTGCCTGACCAATTGGGTGAAAGTCCGTAAGGTTCTCGTGAACGTACACGGCGTAGTCAATAATTCCTGCGTCATCTCCGTACATTATGTAGTTTCCCTCTGGGTCTTGAACAATATGCCCCGAAGCCTTTAGTGCTCCCGTTTTTACGGGAACAAGGTTTTGACTTTGTTCAAAAACTATTTCAGTAACCTCATCCACGCTTTCTTTTGTTATTTTTTTAAGGCGTTTTGCGTAATGTTTGAATTTGGAAACGTCACCCATTTCCACCTCAACGGTAATGTCACGATTAGCCATACAACCTACTCAAAGTGCAGAACGGTGTTGTATCCCATCAAACCATTTTCGTCGTAGTTGTTCTCGACGTACATAATGATGGGGTTTTTTTGGGCAGGATTCGTGACGTTAGGAAGGGTAACTCTACTTTCGGTGCTGATGCCCAAATAGAACCCGTTTAGGTACGCCCGCCCCGAACTAACCAAGTCACGTCCGTTAATTGATGCCAACACTTTTGTCTCGTACTCCAAACGACAGAGGTACTGGCTCGGAGCGCCATACTGAACGGTGCCATCTGAAGTTCCGTCCGTTTCAATCAAATGGCGACCATAACCGTCAAGGGTTGCGGTGCTTGGGTTGGCGACGTAATTGGGGTTAGCAATAATGTTTTCTATCAAAATAGGTTGGTTCATCAGGGCTAACAGGTCGGGGTCAATTCCAGAAGGTGCAACGCCCCCCTGACCGTTGGTTGCTTCGTACCCGTAATAAATCGTCATTACGGCAAGTCCTCAACTATTTCACCAGTTTCGGCAGAGTAATTTCCTGCGTAGTCGGGTGAGTACCCCGTGCCATAAGTGGTGGTGGTACCAAGAACAGAGCCGGAAGGCCACGCATTTGGAACAGCGTAATAAGGGTCGAACTCTCCAATTTTTAGTTCTGCGCCAAGAGCATTGGGGTCTGCTGAAACCGACGGTGGGTTGACACGACGCCCACGGAGTAACAGGTCTTTAGCGAGGCGTTCATAACGTTGTGCACGGTCCCCGTAGGTCTTGCTGATGTCTAATCCACCGACACTTTTGCTCTCGCTCTGAGCAAGTCCCGTGAACTGCGCTGCGAGGTTGTAGCAAACGTTTGAGGCGGCTCGGTAAAGGTTTTGACTCACCTCTGCCAAACAAAAGTAAATTTCCTCGTCCTGAATAAGGGGATTTGCTTCAACGGTGTCGCCAATCATAAAACGAATTTGGTCTTTTTTGGAACTATTTGGGTTGCCGGAGTAAGTCCATCCCATTATTGGAGCACGCTTTCATCTATGACGAGCGTGCCGGTTAGCACTCGTGATGCCCCGTTTGATGTCTGGGTTGCGGTGATTTGGAATCGCCAACGTCCAGCCGAGAGAGACAAGAGTTCGTTGGGTGCCCAGTTCACGGTCAGGTTTGGTTGGCCCGCTGGGGGCGGTGTGATTGAGTTAGTTGCAAAGTACGATTGGTCAGTCTTGGTGATGGTTGCGCCGTTGGGTGGCTGACCAATCGTCATTTTGAACGTCCACCCACTACTGAAATCCAAAGGGGCACCGCTCACATCAAGCCATTGAAATGCCGACGGTGGCAAACTGGCGGCGGGGGTGGGGTAATGAATGGTCATTGCTTTCCTTTAGCGAAATAGGGGGCAAAAACTACTGCCCGTCCTTATACGATGATAGCCCGTCCTCTTGAAAAATCTCTGTGGAGGCTTTTGTTGTGTACGAGGCATTTGCGGGCGGGTTGAACACTTCGGTGGTGCTGTATTCCTCAAACGGGTTGGGTGCGTGCGTTCCAAACGTGAACGTAAACGGGGCGGTGTACCTAAGGTGGTAGGAGACACCGTTGGAACTTTCCACCAAAATGCCAAAACCAAATTTGTTGGACGCAAACGTTCGGTAGGCGTTAGTGCCCTGAATAAGTGCTGATACGCCATCTTTGACACTGGATAGAGAGCGTGGGGCGCTGGGGGACTGACGCAAAGCGTCGGTGTTTGCCTTGGTGAAAATAACAAACCTGACACCCTTAGACGCTTCTACAAGGGCGTTGATGGCGTTCTTGAAAAATCCACTAGTTTTGGAACCGTTGGTATTTCCCAACAGTGCTGTTGCACTTGTTTCAGATACGGTGCGAGATTTGGAAGCAACCGTT